ATAGTTATAGTTAATAGTAGCATTGGTAGCGCCCCAGGGAGCATTGGTTACAGCGCCTTCTGCCCAAGGGACATTGATTGTGGTGAGGTTGATGCAGCCTTCAAAAGCATCTGCTGCAATATTTATAGTATCTGGTCTGTTGCATTTAAAGGTAATGGAAGTTAACCCAGTACAATTGCAGAATGCTTTACTATCTATCGTATCAACAGATTCTGGAATAACTGTTATTGCAAGTTTTGTGCAATCAGAGAAAGCTTCAGTCGCAATATGACTCAAATTCGGAGGCAAGGAAGTCAAAGTCAAGGATTCACATTGAGAAAATGCACTATTACCAATTAACATAAGACTATTTGGAAGCCTTGGTGTATTAAAGCTAACGGCCTGTTGGAAAGCTCCTGATGCTATTGTTACGATAGTATCCGGCAAATTTACTGTGGTAAGCTCGATACAGAAATAGAAAGCAGATTCATGAATTGAGGTTATGTTATCTGGGAGTGTAACCGTCACAAGATTAGTACACCCATTAAACAGATTTCCGCGAACAACAGTTCGTCCGTGCACAACCGCCGAAATAAATTTTCCATCTTCATTCAGATTTTCTTCGACATATACCGGCGGTGCATTTTGAATGCTGTTGATTGCCGTTGCGAAGCCTGTTGGAAAGGTCATCTGTTCAGTTCCACCAGTCTTAGTTCTAATAGCATCCGCCACTGCGGTGAGATCCGAGTTATTAACAACATATGTATCTGCCATTAGAAGTTCACCCCATTCGCATTACTAAGTGCTAGTGTAAGTTGGCCTTGGTCGTTGAGTTTAATTGTGGTTCCGTCGACGGGGATGGCTTTAACAATTTTATTTTGAACTGGATTGGTGGAGGTTGCGGAGAGTTCGGAATCAGTAGTCGGAACTGTAGGAATCTCAGTCTTCTTAGCATAGGCTTCTAGACTCTGATGCTCAGTGAGATAACCTGAGTCGTTCTCAAAGGCAGAGACTTTAGTCGGAATAGAATCTTCAGTGGCCAATTTTTTAGAACCGGAATCCTTTGTTATTCCACCAGTCGATCCTATATATACTTCGCCGGAAAACCATCCGTTACCGCTAGCGTCTAAGGTAAAAGCGTCTTTTTTATAAGATTGCCCCGGTCCTTTACCGATCACCATTAGTCCTTCTGTAGTATAATTGTATAAACCGGTAGTGAACATATAATCGGAATTAGCTGTTGTGCATCCAAAAGCCACACTCCCCCGCCCATTCGCCGCGACAAGAGCAGTTCCAGCTGAAAGACTATTAGTCCCATTGGCTTCTCCGCCGAATGAAACTGAGTATGTTCCAGTCGCTTTCGCGGCATTAAAGTCTAACTTAATAGAATGAGAACCACTTCCGTCTACGAGACGGTCAGTAACATTCGTACATTTAGTGATAATAGCTCTATATTCATCACTAATATATTTATTGTCTAACGTATTAAAAGTAGCGAACGGTCCACTAATGGCCCAAATAGAACTACCAACTAGATGGGACCAACCTGCATTTACATATAGCTCACTGTCGAAAAAAACATATGCAGCAGATAGGCTTTTCCCCACATATAAACTTCCAACAGGATAAGAGCTATTTTCGTCATGGGCATCTTTACAAATGTAAGTTTGAGTAGGCTCTTCACTTGGCCCGAACAAGTAGGTTTCTCCCTTTATAAGCCCTAAAGGCGGATTAATATTACCGCCATAGAAGTTAGTAAAAACTCTTTTTGACTCAGTAGTTTTTTTATAAAAAGGTCTGTTCTTAATAAACCCTTTTCCTTCCGGGTCATTTTGTTCCCAATCAGGGGCGTTGGTTTTTATTTCTGTATCAACGTCTTTTCGAATCTTTTTATCAGTATTCTTTATGTATGCAATCACACCATTTGTCAACGTCTTAATGTATTCAAGACTTGGTAACATCCGTAAGCACCCCCTCAGTATCACGCAACTTCCCATTATTAGAGAAGAACCATTCTTTCAGTCTATATTCCATAACCCTTTTGCATGTGAAGTCTGCTGCAGGATTCTTTTCATAGTAAACCGTTCTACGGACAAAGCATCCTTTATTGGCAATACTGTCATCACCGATATGTTGAATGAGCGCAGGAATGGTTGTTAGTATTTCAACCCCATTAGTATCCGCCCAAGCTTGGATTCCTTCATCATCTGCACAAATGTCATTAAAACGTTTTTTTACATAAGTAAAGCATGGTTCGATGTATTCAACGGGCATCATAATTGCGCATCCGCTTAGAATATGAGCTTTCAGATATGGCGTATCTAAGTCTTCTATCTCAGGGTTCTTTTTCATAAACTCATACGGGAAAAATGAGATAATACTTTTAGGATGAGCTTCTGCGATTTGGTTGCATAGCTCTAGAAATCCATCACATACCTCAACATCGTCAGCTAGTGCAACGCGGTGCGTAATACCTTCTCCGACTGATGCAAGCCAGGCTTTTTTGGCCGTGTACATCATAAGACCACCACCTGGACGATCATCGTAATGAACACAATCCTCTGACAAATTCAGCTTGTTAACCGTAGCAGCGATCATATCATCTCGTTCATGAACACCATAAACATGGACATCAATATTCATTTGACCACCTTAACCTGTAATTGAAAACTGAATCGACTTAGATAATGTACTATTACCGTCAAATCCGGTTGTAGACGGATTCAATGCTGGATAAATTGTTAACTTCAAGACGCCATTCGTTCTATAACTTACATCGAATGCTAGAATCGGAGTATAATAAGTATCATTGAGAAAAAGCCATACTGCTTTACCGCCAAGCAGCGCTTCTTTAATCTTATCTCCGTATGTAACGTCTGTCGTACTATAATCTGAATCGCTAGAATTAATAACAAAAACCCCGCCACTTCCCTTGATAGCACTCATCGGCATCTGAATCGGAGTCCCATTTTCAAATCCCATCACAGTGGTACCGTCGGCAGGTTCTGCAACGTTATTGACTTCACTTAAATTTTTGAAAGTGTATTCGCTCATATATGCCTCCTAAATTACATAAATTTCTCCGGTTGGCGCGGTATAAAAAGTGCCATCCTGAAAAGCGGGAGTGATGATGCCAAGTTCTGAAAGATTGACAAGAGCATCGTTTGACTGAGTAGTAGGAATCTCAGTCTTCTTAGCATAGGGTTCTAGACTAGACTCATCGATTGCTCCAATATTATTCCTCGCCTGTGCTTTCTGAGCATCGGTGAGGGTCTGTTCAGTGTAGGTCACAGTATTATTGGAACTACCAGATGGCGGATTAGCGGCATATACAACTCCAGCATCACTAATTGCCAAATACTTTCCAGCAACATCTGTTCCCCAATAGCCATCGATATATTTCTCATCTGCATGCTTTTTGTCTAGAAGCCAATCACTAATATCGAAATACCATTTCTTAGAGTCGTAGTCATAGTATAGTTGGACCATTTTACCAGATGTGACACCACCAAAAACAACAACGTCGCTAAAACTAATCTCGCGATTTCGTTCGATGATGAATGGTCTTACTAAAGTGACATAACCGGACATATACAATTGTGATACAATTCTTGCAATAACATTTTGTCCACTCTCATAAGCTGCGACGATTTCATCTGGTGTTACTTCAGTTATAATATTCTTGCCGTCTCTGACATCGAAGTCAGCATAGAATGTTTTTGTTTCAGGAACATCTACCCACTGATACTGATATCTAGAGTTCTGCCATTTGTTGTAAGTACCACCGGCGTCAACTGCAGTAAGCATCTTGCCTACTTTGTCAGGGGTTGCTTCACCAAGAGAAGTGCACTTATCAGGAACTGTAAGAACATAATCCCGATGAACTGAAATGATGACATCAGTTTCCGGGTTCAGTGTACTATCAGAACATGTGACGGTTTCTGTTGCGGTGTCATAAGTAAGCGTGTGATCAATGTTAGTGAAAGTACCACTATCAGAGTCATACTTCTGTTCAGCATTGTATAAATAGACATACTTGGTGCCGCTAACTTCTTTGAGATAGACACCATTATAATAGTCGGTTTTCTTGACGGCTACTTCCCAAAGATCATATTTACCAGATTCAGTGAGTGTTTTCCAATTAGCATATGTGCCATATTCAGCCTGGACATAAGGCCTTGAGTCATACATTCTTGTGACACTTTGAGCATCAATTGAGTAATCTATGGCGATGACTGTGATTTTATAAGTGCCTGGAGTCTTTGTATACAGAGTACACATAGGAACGTCAGGCGTTAAAAAATCAGAGTCATCATTGTCGTAATCAAAGACAAAACACCAGTCTAAGACTGGGCAGCTCGGAGTAGGCGGATTACTAGCTCCGTCATTATACCAATATTTAACTTTACTGTTAACAACAGAATAATTACCAATGACGGTTTTGGTTTCGGAGTCTCCTTCTGGTGAAATATTTACAGACGTTACATTAGCTGTATTCAATCCTTCGACATTTGCATAAACTGTCTGGCCAGGAGAAGGTCTGAATGTACACTTGAAAGGCTGTGAGGATGCGCCCGTCCACTCAGAAGCATCTTCTGCAAGAGTGGTGGTCACTTCGAGATCTTTAAAAAGTGTGCCGACTTGAGCGCCACCCGTAACTGCAGTGGAAACTGGATTGCGCCAGGTTTCGAGGTCAGCTTTAGTAATGGTATCGAGCTGTTCCTTGTTCTCATGAGCATGAGCTATTTCAGCATTGTTGTTCCACGTCTCAACATTTTCGTTTGTGATACTGTCGAGCGCGTTTTTATTTTTATGTATATGTGCAGATTCTTCAACCTTAGCTAAACGGTTTTCAAGAGACACAACTGTAAAGTGCTCTTGCTCGGTATAGACATAATCTTCGGGTCTATTTCGTTTAGTAATATTGAAAGTTGCTTCTGCAATGGTTTCCTCGCCATCACTGTTTTCGCAAACTTCGTAGCATAAGAGACGGCTGGATTGCTGAAGAATAATATTAGGGATTGCGCAGTATGTCACGCCATCCTCTGTGTATGTCTTCAACACATAGGCGTAATCCATGCGCTTAGTAGAAAAATGGACTTCATGAACTGTTACGTCCTCGTCAGGAACAACTTTGACGATACGCCCAGTATCCCACTGGTATAGTTCACCGCCAACTAAGCTTAGCATATAGCTTGCTCCTCCTTTTCATAAGGTTTACAGGTGTTTGGCGTTAGTTTTAAAAGTAATACCAGGTGTTTTGTAGTAGATTCACCTGGTTTAGAATGAGATTTCGTATAGTTTTTAATGACCTAAAAGAGAGATAGTTTGTTTATTCAGCATAGTGAGAATTGGATCCACCCAAAATATCAATGCGGAATGCTTTTTCGAAAAATCCCTCCGGGGAACTTTTGAGGAGGGCAGCGATGCAGGAGGGGGTGTTGATTTTAAGCACCCCCCCCCCTATCTTTTTTATTCACACTATGCGTTTACGGCAGTCGCAGTCTGCATTTCTCTCAAGTATTTAGTAAAATCTTCAGAATCAATCCAATCTTGAATCTGTTCTTTGGTTCCATAAAAGAATTTATTCTCAAGATCATACTTAGTGATGAGTTTCATTGCTCGTTCTTTCTCTGCATTGACTTCTTTCTCAGTCATTTCGTTATTAATCTCAGCAATTCTTGCTAAACGAGAACAAGTAAAGTGTTCTTGCTCACAGTCAAACATGTACCAAGAAGTGAAGTCGACGAACGGATTGTAAGGATTGTCAAAGGTTGTAAGCATGTACTTGTTTTCCATTATTAGTCAACTCCTTTCAAGTACTTCTTAACTGTGCTTGTAGACAAGCCAAGCTGATCAGCAATCTCAGCAATTGTGTATTTGCCAGTTGCACTAAGATTAGCAATGCGGTTTTCTTGGCCTTTTGTAATTGCTCTTGAATCGCGAGGCGTTGCACGCTGACGAAGATCATCAATGTCAGTGTTTGCAAGAATTCGTTTAAGTTTGTTCTCAGTAATAGCGCCAGCTTGAATAGCTTCCCATTCACGATCACTAATCTTGAGATTACGATCACGACGAGAAACAGATCCAACTTGCTGACGATACTTAGTCAAAGCTTGCTGATTAGCTTTTCGAATGTCTTTATTAGACATTTCTTTGCCTTCAGCCTCAGCAGTCTTAACCTTATTCTTAACTTCGGCATTAGTAAGACGAGCAGCCTGCCTTTCACGAACAGCGTTCTTCTCTGCCTCATTAAGTCTGGACATGAGAGAGTCTACTTCTTTCTGATAGACTTTCTTGGCTGCGGGATCATACTTGAGGTTACCCGTACTCACAAGCTCTTTACGAGCCTGATTAGCAAGAGACTTCATGCTGTTAGCATAGTCTGCATAGATGAGCTCCATCTTATGCTGAGATGCAGATACTAGGGTCCGAGCATCCTCAGCCTCTGCCATCTTAGTGGACTTCTGGGTCCTCATACGGGTCTCATAGGTTATATCCCCCGCCTTATTGGTATACACCATAGTCCCCTTGACATGGTATGTACCATCGTCGTATACCCGATCCTTATCATACCTTCCTACAGGAGCATATTTCTCCCTAGCAACGGGGTCATTAGAATCATATGTGATCTTCTTACCGTCAATGGTACGCAGTTCGGTAATGCCGGTCTTCTTATCCCACTTACTATTCACGTAGAATAGGTCGGAGGGTTGGGCATTCAGGTAGGTAGCCTTACCAGTCTCGGGGTCTATCCTAGCCTGCCCTCTACGCTTAGGTACATACTCTACACCCTTAGCCTTAGAGATGATAGTAGATGCGCCACCTGTTTTAATGGAGCCATCAGGTTGAACTGTACGCTGATACTTACGCTTAAGCTCATCGATATTATTCTCTACTTCGCTGCGTTTATAATCCAGCTTATGCTTCTCTGCATCAATGACTACCATACTATGTTTAATAGCACGGGCCATCTCTTTATCAGTAGCTCCACCAGACAAAGTCATGTCGGTAATAAGATTACTAATCTTCCCCATTTCCATATCGGTATGGGTCATGATCTTAACCTTTTCACCACGATCATTGTAACGAGCCCCATCAGCTCCGAGATGAGTGGCATATTCAACCTTGCCGTCGAATCCCTTAAGATCTTCGAGATATGGAGAACGTGAAACCTTAACCTTACCATAGTCAGTAGGAATACACATAACAGTATCACCATCAAAGTCTGCACCAGACAACTGTTCAGCAACCCTGCTAGTGATACCAACTGCATCTGTCGCATCCTTGCCAAGCATCTTCTCAGCCAGCTTGTTCTTGTTATTAACTGTAACAACTGGGATCTCAAAGGTACCACCATGAGGATAACGAACAAGTGCAAGCTTGGTGCCATTCTCATAACCAGGCGCATAAATCTCAGTATCTTTCTGGTTATTTACAGGGACAATTACATGATACTTCTGACCAGGCAGAGCAGCTGCCTTAAGGTTTACAGCAGCACCATCACAATCTTCAGCAAAGGATTCAAGGAAATGTTTCTTGATAGTGGGGTTATTAATAGCGCAGATGCTATCAAACTCAGCATATTTCTCATTGGCAGAAAGGCCTAACTGACGCTTAGCTAAAGTTTGGGATTGCTTAGAGAGGAACTGCGAGGGGAGGGCATCTGACCATTCAGACCAGTCGCCTTCAGAAGACTTCTTATTAATAAGACCAAGCTTTTCTTTGCCAGTTTTAGGATCCTTATACCAATACTGACCACCATCATCAACATCTTTGATAGTAGTTCCGAAAGGATTGTCGGGGTCTTTCTTGATTTCTTTCAGAACAGTACCGGTTTCTTTGTTACCTAATGCAGGAGTTCCTTTCTGTTTATTAGTATTGAATACTACATCTACGCCTTTAGGAAGATCGTCGGAATATACGGCCATTCCCTTAAGGTAATGTGTACCATCAACCAGAATACGAACCTGAGCATAACGATTTCCCTGAAGATCCAGATCAGCTACACCTCTCCGAAGTTCGATAACGCCATCCTTTTCGATACCTTTAAATCCATCAGGTCCAACATCATCAGCATAACGAACCATCAAGCGCTTAGAGTCAAGACTCTCGGGATATGTAAACTTCTTCTTGAAACCATCAATGCCTTCCTGATACTTGAAGTCTTCGATAGTGTGAATCTTATCAGTTTCATAAACAGCTTTCTGAGGAGTACCAGGAGGACAAAGAGTAAGAGTAGTAGTATACTTGCCAGGATTATTCGGCTGAGCAACTCGGCTAGGATACACTACATAACCCTCAGACTCCAGTGCATACAGAGCCTGATCCAGTTTGGTTCGACTGATACCAAGACCCTTTTCAGCACCTTCACCAACGTTGATAAAACGCTCAGCATCCTTACCAACATCAAGCATGCCTTTCTGAGAAATCTGATCCTTAAGGAAATCAGCAGTTTGCTTAGCTGCAAGCATTTTAGCTTCGGACTTTGGGTCAAGTAACGAACGAACGGTAGACTCCGAAAGACCAAGCTCTCTACCAATTGCGCTAGCACCAAGACCCTTTTCTTTCAGACTCTTAGCTTTAAGAACCTGCTGCTCTCTCCGAGTATATTCAGCCCAATACTTCTCATTACGATAGTCTTCAAGCTTCATGCCGAATTCTTTCTGAACGTTCTCAGCGGTTTCCTTCCAGCCATCTTTCTTCAGACGATCTACTCGGCTAAGAAAATCGCCAGTATGCTGATACGGGTCTTCACCAGAACCATACGGATAGCGGCCTGAATGAAACTTAGTCCCATAATGCATGAGATAATCGGTGTCGCCATCAAGCACGGAACGCATTTCATCTAATACAGAACTCACTGCTTATTCCTCCTCACGATCTATTTTCTCCAGTAACTTATTGAGATGTATGATCTTGTCCATGATCGGAACAATATCTTCTGCTGTTGGATTCCATGTGATAACTTCATCGCACTTGTAAACTCTTAGTTCAATCTTGATATCACTTGGTTTGACTTTATACTCCAAACAGAAAAGAGCAGTATAAACTTCTAGCTGCTCCATATGGGATTCTATTTTTCCGACCTTACCAGTTTTAAGATCGTGAATTCTAAGTACGCCGTTTCTAAAGCTAATAGCATCAGCAGTACCGAAAAATCGCTCGGAATAAAATAGGACTACTTCAGTCTCCATCTTGAAGCCGATTGCATCATTCACATATGCACAAAGAGTCTTCTTAGATTTAGGCTGCTTAAGTCCTAGCTGAATAGTTTCCGCTGCCCATTCATGAAGCCTAGTTCCCATCTCAGCTGCTTTTTTATTTGCATAGACTTCCAAAACTTTCTCGTCATCATATCTAAGCCAACTAGATTGAGATGCTGTGAATGGGGCATGCAGTCCACTTAAATTTTTATGATCATAAAATTTCATGGGCGCCTCCGTTTACGTTTAAATAGGGTATCCAAATCTTCGAGTACTTCGTTTTCATTCTCAGGAAATACGAATCTAGAGAATGACATCTTATTGAGTTTGTCGACATAGTACTCTTGGTTTGGTTGTTTATGAGCGCCTCGTTCTTTCTTCATTTCAAGGACGGCCCACTTGTCTTCATATAAGATAGTCCAGTCAGGAAAACCCTGAATATAGCTTGGATCGTTCTTCAATGCTACGCATCCTGGATATCTTGTCTTGACCTTGTCGATGAATTCTTTTTGGAATCTGCTTTCGAGCTTCGCCATCAGTGAGCCCTCCTTTCTTGAAAATATCAACGTAAAAAGCAAAAGAAAACGCACAAAATGCGAGTTTTCTTTCTCTCCATAACAGGGAATGTTTATATCGCGAAAACGCGCACCCTTTTATGAAGGCAAATTATAGCTGCTCAAAGTGATAACCCTTAACATCGAGTCGCTTCCCAGATAAGTACCTGCAAATATCTGTCTGATTACATCTGAGATCTCTTGCGCATGCTCTGATAGAATCGTACTCTTCACCAGTCTCCAAAATTCTGATTGGAATTTGTCGTGGCGGTTTTCTAGTTCCAAGTACAAAGGCTTTTCTAGCTGCTTCACTTCTTGTGCACCATTCAAGATTATCAACACAGATATTTGTTCGATCTGAATCTTTGTAACTAACATCCATTCCAGGGTGCTCACCAAGAAATGTCTCTGCTATGACTTTTGCTACTCTTACTGTGTATTGCTGGTTATTCTTTCTGAGACAGACTTTGACATATCCTCGGCTATCAGCAAAGGTCTTAAGTATTCGCTGAGTTTTAATATTCATGATTCTTCCTTCAGTGCTGCCGTTATAACTGGGGTAGTTTCTTAGAGGTTTCCAAATCTCCATTCGTTCATTCCTTTCTCCAAAATATCAATACTGTAGTTTAGCGTAGATAACGGTTGGGTGTGTGCTGAGGATTATTTATGAGGCAAAAAGAAAAGACCCAGTGTTTCCACTAAGCCTTTCCTTAAGTCAGCGATCTACCACGACTTGAATTTCTTTGACTTCTTCTGTCGGATAGACTTTGATACGTCTGTTATACTCAACCTCGACAGTATCCCGATCGATACAAACTCGAGTAGGTTCAGTATAAATATTCGTGTCTTCATTACCCTCCA